GACACAAAGAAACAGGACACATTGAAGGAGTACTTTAAGAAGGGCTACAGCACTAAGGACATACCATACGATGAACTTGCTATGTATCTGTCTGCTGACCTTCATGCTACACAGCAACTTGCAGACAGACTGATGGCACAACTAGAAACGGACGACAAGGAACTTGCAAGCACAGCTAAACTTACAGATGAAGTGGCTATGTGCTTGGCACGTATATATCAGCGTGGGTTCTCTGTTGACAAGACTGTGCTTGATGAAGTACGTGTAGAGTTTGAGAAGGAAAGAAAGGAGCTTGTTACGAGTTTAGATAAGCAGTGTAGAGAACTTATGGGTGACTTTCCTATTAATCTCAACAGTCCAGAACAGTTATCTTGGGTCATCTACAGCCGTAAGCCACACGACAAATCTATGTGGGCTAATCTGTTTGACCAGTACATGAATCCTACAGATTACAAGAGTACAGTGCGACAAAACTCTACCGTTATATATAAGAAGAAAGCAAAGCAGTGTGCTTCTTGCTATGGCAACGGTCAGGTAAGAAAGACAAAGAAGGACGGTAAGCCATTTGCTAAACCTAGCAAGTGCTCCGATTGCTACGGTGTAGGATATATCTTTACTGACGTTCCTAATAGTGCAGCAGGGTTAAAGTTTAATGCACCTAATTCAAAGTGGGTTAGTGCTAACGGTTTTAGTACAAGTAAGGGTAACATAGAACTCTTAGAAGGCATGGCTAAGTCACGTAACATGCCACAGGCTGTGACATTCCTTCGTAATGTACGTAGACTGTCTGCTGTGGATACCTACCTGTCAAGTTTTATTGAGGGTATATCTAACTACACAAAGACGGACGGTAAGCTACATGTCAGACTACTACAGCATCGTACCAGTACAGGACGGTTTAGTGGTGCTGACCCTAACATGCAGAACATGCCCAGAGGTGGTACATTTCCTGTGAAGAAGGTATTTGTGTCACGTTGGAAGGGTGGACAGATTATGGAAGCTGACTTTGCACAGTTAGAGTTTAGAGTTGCTGCCTTCTTAGGACAGGACAAGATAGCCATGAAGGAAGTGTCAACAGGCTTTGATGTACATGCCTACACAGCTAAAGTGATTACGGAAGGTGGTCAGCCTACGTCCAGACAGGAAGCCAAAGCTCATACATTTGCTCCTCTTTATGGTGCGAGTGGGTATGGCAGAACACCTGCTGAAGCCAAGTACTATGAGCAGTTTACTAAGAAGTATAGTGGCATAGCGGAATGGCATGGTAGGCTTGCTACAGAGGCACTCAAGACAGGTAAAATATGTACACCGTCAGGTAGGGAGTTTGCATTTCCTGACGTAATGAGAAGACGTAACGGCACTGTGTCACACTTCACACAGATAAAAAACTATCCTGTGCAGTCGTTTGCTACGGCAGACATTGTGCCTATATCTTTACTACACATAGATAAGTTATTGAAAGGACTAAACAGTTGCATAGTAAATACAGTACACGATTCCATAGTTGTAGATGTACACCCAGATGAGGTTAGTCAAGTGATTGATATAATTAATCAAACAAATGACGCACTCAAAAATCTTATTGATAATCAATGGGATATAGACTTTAACGTACCCCTAATGTTAGAGGCAAAAATAGGTAATAATTGGCTTGACACTAAAGATGTTATATGATATAACTATAAATCTGATTTTAATATAAGGAGAAAATATATATGATAAATGATCTACAGACTATCAATACAAACGACTACGACACAATGGCTAAAGCTATGGGCATTGCAAATGAAAGACCTGCCACGGCAAGTAAACAAAGTAATCTTGCAAGGGTAAAGATACAGCACTCACCACTGATGGGTAAGACGGAAGTAAAAGGTAAGGAAGTAAATGTGGAAGTTGTTGAGGGTGGTACATACAAACTGGACATACCAAATGGTGCGTCCTATTATGGAACAGGTGCTGTCATACGACCCTTCATGCAACGGTTTATGTACAAGAAGTACGTCATGGGTACAGGTGGAGCTAAGAACAGATATGTAAAAACAATTATGTCTGATAATCTTAATATTGATTTGAAGGACAATGACGGTACATTTAATTGTGGTAAACCGTCAGGTTGGATTGACGACTTTAACTCGCTACCTCAGAAAACAAAGGACTTGATAAAGGCAGTCAAACGTGTACGTGTTGTGTTTGGTAATATTACTCTGACTAATCCTACAGATGAACAAGGAAACTCTGTAAATAATGTTGCAGAGGACGTTCCCTTTATATGGGAGATTGACAATAGGGATGCCTTTAAGTCCATTGGCAAATGTTTTAGTGATTTAGCAAAGTCTAAACGATTGCCTGTACAACACTCGATTACACTTGGTACGCAGTCTAATAAAATGAATAATGGTAATATATTTTATACACCTGCACCCACACTGGACATGACTAAGACACTTGACATACTACCAGAAGATCAGGAGATGTTTGGTAATCTTATGTCTTGGGTTGAGAATTATAATACTTACATTCTTAGCACGTGGTCAGAGAACATCGGTAAGCATGAGACTATTGACAAGGAAATGGTTGAGGACTTTATTGACATTGACACAGACGAGATACCACAGTGAATCATAAAGGTGAATTAGCAATCCATCAGTACATGTCCGATGCTGCAAACGGAAAGTCCTCTATCTCTGAGGACACCGTTAAGCAGATAGGACAGGACGTAATGGACGCAATGAAACGTCAGTTTGGTGGTGGGAATAAAAGGGATAAGTTTAAACTACGTATGTCCAACATAGGTAGACCGACTTGCCAACTCTGGTTTGATAAACATCAGCCAGAGAAAGCACTCCCTAAACCCACAACCTTTGTAATGAACATGATGCTAGGAGATATAGTGGAAGCTGTATTTAAAGGTATCCTAAAGGAAGCAGGTGTAAAGTATGAGGATTCTGAACAGGTATCTCTGGACTTGGGAGAGGATCATATTAATGGAACATATGATCTTGTTATTGATGGGGCTGTTGATGATGTTAAGTCGGCATCCGATTGGTCATACCGTAATAAATTTTCTAGTAGCGAAGACTTAGCGAGTGGAGATTCATTTGGTTATGTAGCACAGCTAGTTGGCTATGCCAAGGCTGCCAAGAAAAAACTTGGTGGTTGGTGGGTAGTCAACAAAGCAACAGGTGATTTTAAGTACGTACCTGCCTCATCTATAAATGAGGAAGAAGAACTAGCTAAGATTAAATCTACAGTGGACACAGTAAACAGTAACAAATTTAAAAGATGTTTTGAACCAGTAGCTGAGTACTTTAGGGGTAAGCCTACAGGTAATACTATTTTAAACAGTGGATGTAGATTTTGTTCCTACAGAGAAACCTGTTGGGATTTAATAGAACGACCTGCTGTAAAGTCACAGGCTAAAGTACCCAAGATGGTGTCCTATATAAGTATGTCGGAAGAGTTTGCATAGTGGACGCTAAACAATTTATAGCAGCACGTAAGTATGGTTATCGTAGTGGACTAGAGTTAAAGACAGCCCAATACCTAGAGTCTATATCTGCATCGTACAGATATGAGAAAGTAAAAATAGAGTGGGAAGACTTAACGTACAGAACCTACACACCAGACTTTGTGTTGCATAATGGTATCATCATAGAAACAAAGGGAATGTTTACATCAGCAGACAGAAGAAAACATATTGCCATAAAGAAACAACACCCTAAGTTAGATATACGATTTGTGTTTGAAAATAGTAAACGTAAGTTAAGCAAGGGAGCTAAGAGTAGATACTATCAGTGGTGTAACAAGTATGACTTTGATTATTATGACAGAGTAATACCTGAAGAGTGGTTGAAGGAAAAAGGAAAAGATAAACACCCCACGTTTATAAAATTTAATTGGCAGAAAATTAAAAGGAGATATAAATGATGGATGAAAAAGTAGTATTAGATTTTGACGATGAGGACTTTATAATAACAATATCACCTTCTTTAGATGAAAACTTAAGATGGACAGGAGAAGTAAGAGTAGGTATAACAATGGCAGACCAAGACTTTTTACATGATGACGATTACCACAGCCTACTACAGTTCTGTAACATGGTCTGTACTACAGTTCCCATGATGGAGAAGGATGAAAACTTTAGGGACTTAGTACACAGACAGTTTATAAAAGATAATGAGGAAATAAACAAAAGAGTATTGACAAAAGAAGGAAATGTGATAAAGTTAAACTTTAATAGTAACACAGATGGGAGTGCGTAGTATGAAAGTATTTGATGACGACTTAGGAATAGATAAACTTACAATAAATGGTATGACAATGCATGACGAAGAGGACATGGTTAATCATCCACCACACTATAATAAGTACGGTGTAGAATGTATAGATGCACTAAGAGCAGCAACAGGTGAGGGCTTTGAGTATTACTTGCAGGGCAATGTAATGAAGTATCTGTGGAGATACCGATACAAGAACGGTGTAGAAGACTTGAAGAAAGCCAACTGGTATCTTGAGTTATTGATTGCAGAGAAGCAAGACAATGAGAGTTAAAGTATTTTTAGTTCTTGACATTGATGATGAAGAGTATCCAGTCCCTGCTGACGGAATGGTCAATGAAGAAATAGAACAAAGTTTAGAGCAACACATCTACGACATAGATGGTATTAAGATACATTCAATTAAAACAATTACGGAGTAATACACATGAACAATATGTTACCAACAGACTACCAAAACTTTATAGCTACGTCACGTTATGCACGATGGCTAGATGACGAAGGAAGAAGAGAAACATGGAGTGAGACTGTATCACGTTACGTAGACTATATGCATGACAAAGTTAAGTTCTCTAAGGAAGACAAGTCTGACATTGAGCAGGCTATCTTAGGACTAGAAGTTATGCCCAGTATGAGAGCCATGATGAGTGCAGGCACAGCTTTAGAGAGAGACAACACAGCAGGGTATAACTGTAGCTACCTACCTGTAGATGACCCTAAGTCTTTTGATGAAGCTATGTACATCCTACTGTGTGGTACAGGTGTAGGCTTCTCAGTTGAGCGTCAGTATATTGACAAGTTACCTGAGATACCAGAGAAGATGTTCAAAAGCGACACTACAATAGTCGTTAAGGACAGTAAGGAAGGGTGGGCTAAGTCACTACGTATGCTGATAGCGTTACTGTACGCAGGAGAGAT